CGTCTGGTCCAGCGCCTTTGGTCGATCTGTTTAACTTCACTATTCGTACCTTTAAAGAAGCACAAGGCCGTAAGCTCTCCTCTATTGAGTGCCACGACATCATGTGTAAGATTGGTGAAGTTGTAGTAGTCGGTGGTGTACGCCGCAGTGCTATGATCTCCCTGTCTAACCTGTCGGATGACCGTATGCGTCATGCTAAGTCGGGCGCATGGTGGGAAAACAACCCACAACGTGCCTTGGCTAACAACTCTGTAAGCTATACTGAGAAGCCTGACAGCCTGTCCTTCATGCGTGAGTGGATGGCACTTGTAGAGAGTGGATCAGGTGAGCGTGGCATCTTTAACCGTGAGGCATCTAAAAAACAGGCTGGACAAAACGGACGACGTGATGTAAACTACGAGTTTGGTACGAATCCTTGCAGCGAGATTATTTTACGACCGTCACAATTTTGCAACTTATCGGAGGTTGTGGTTCGTGCTACAGACACCCTTGACGCACTATCTGAGAAAGTACGTCTAGCTACCATCCTTGGTACGATCCAGTCTACCTACACCAAGTTTCCTTACTTGCGTAAGCAGTGGACGGACAACACATCTGAGGAACGACTGCTAGGTGTTTCTCTGACAGGCATCATGGACAACCCCCTGATGACCTTGAAGAACAAAGGATTGGATAAGACCCTTGCGCATCTTAAACAAGTTGCTGTTGATACTAACAAAGAATTTGCCGAGCTTCTTGGTATTCCAGTTGCTGCTGCTATCACTTGTGTTAAGCCTAGCGGAACTGTCTCACAACTGGTTGACGCAGCATCTGGAATCCACGCCCGACACAGCCCCTACTATATCCGCACCGTGCGGGGTGACAACAAAGACCCTCTAACACAGTTTATGAAAGATCAGGGTATCCCTAACGAACCTTGCGCAATGAAGCCTGACCAGACTACCGTGTTTAGCTTCCCACAAAAGGCTCCCGAGGGTGCTACCTGTACCGCTGACATGACAGCTATCGAACAGCTAGAGATGTGGTTGGCTTATCAACGTAACTGGTGTGAACACAAACCGTCTGTCACTATTAACGTCAAAGGCAGTGAGTGGTTTGAGGTAGGTGCTTTTGTTTACGAACACTTCGATGAGATGTCAGGCGTATCTTTCCTGCCGTTTAACGAACACACATACCAACAGGCACCCTACCAAGACTGTGGCAAGTCAGACTATGACATGCTTAAGTCAGTTATGCCCGAACGTATTGACTGGTCTAAACTTTCGGAGTATGAAAGTGAAGACAACACAGCAGGTAGTCAGACCCTAGCTTGTTCTGGCGACAGTTGTGAGATTGTTGACTTAACTTAACCCAACCACATGCTCAGGTGGTTAAACTGCTCTCAACCCTAATCCTAAAAGGAAAATAAAATGTTCGCACCTATCCTAACTTTTTTCGTAGCCTCCCTCGTTGCCGTTGGCGTCATCGAAGACCTAGTAGTACCTCTTGCCTCTCCAACTGCGGAATACTCCGTAGACGCTTACCAGTGGAGTACGGACCAAGTTCTTGAGATTACCGAGTAATGTACACGGTTATCACACGCAACCAATGCAACTTCTGTGATGCAGCAAAGGCCCTCTTAACGGGGGCCAACCTGCCTTACACAGAGTACAACGTGCAGTCAGACAGCAGCAAGTGGGTGTTGACTTTGATTAAACAAGCGGGGCATACTACAGTTCCTCAAATCTTCGACGGCAAAGGTCGTCATATAGGAGGTCATGCAGAGCTGTTGCAGATACTGCCCCCTAACGACAACGAAGTATAACAACAATAGGAATCCCGACATGGCAGTTCGCAAACAATTCAGCCGTGCTTTGTATGAAGCATATGACACACCCGCCCGTGACAAACTGGTGGCGTATTTAGAGGCTAAAGGACACACTATCGTGAACAACGAGGAGAATTACAGTGTTGATGTCGTCTCTCAGAAGGGTGGTTACACCTACTTCAATGAGGCTGAGGTTAAGACTGCATGGAAGGCTGACTGGCCTACGCATTGGGCTGAGGTTCGTATCCCAGAACGTAAGCAAAGGTTGTTAGACAAGCACAAGGACCAAAAGGGTGTGCTTAACTTCTACATCTTTAGTCAGGACTTATCTAAAGCATGGCGCATCAAAGACACGCTGTTGACACAGGAGAGCCTAAAGGAAGCTAAGGGACGGTACATTCAGAAGGGTGAACTATTCTTTCACATTCCCTACACAGAAGCGGAGTTAGTCAAGCTATGAATGACGCAGAGCCACCTAAGAAGCAGACACGTACCCGACGAAAAACGACATATAAAGGAGCAGACAACAAGAAGACTTCTGGTCTAGTCGCTAAGACCGATAAGCAGGGTGATCTTCTCAAGGCACTACAGGAAAGTCGCCAAGTGTTTATCCTTGGCCCTGCTGGTACTGGTAAGACGTATGTCACAGCCACGTATGCTGCTGACTTGTACATCACTAAGCAGATCGACAAGATCGTCATCACACGCCCTCACGTAGCCGTAGGGAGGGAGCTAGGGTTTCTCAAAGGTGACCTAACGGAAAAGACTATGCCGTGGGCCTTACCCGTCTTGGACGTACTAGAGAAGCACTTGGGAAAGGGGGCAGTGGAAACGGGCATCAAGAACGGTAACATTGAGATGGCACCCCTTGCCCTTATGAGGGGTCGATCTTTCGATAACGCCTTTATCATTGTCGATGAAACCCAGAACATCACAACACACGAACTAAAGATGCTGTTGACACGAGTGGGTGAGGGGACTACCATTGTCCTTAATGGCGATGTTCAGCAGTCCGACCTCAAAGAGGCTGACGGGTTATCTAAGGTCATTCATCTTGCAAAGAAGCATATGATGCCTGTGCCTATCATTGAGTTTGGGGTAGACGACATCATCAGAAGTGACATCACAGCAATGTGGGTTAAAACATTCATAAAGGAGGGTATCTAATGACTAAGTGGAACTTGGAAAATCTGGCTCATGCAGACAAGGGAATTAAAATGCACGAATACAAAGAAGACAAAGGTAAACCGTTTAACCCTGTTAATCGACCAATCCACTATGGTCAAGGAAAGATCGAATGTATCGACTACATCGAAGACTTTCTGACACAAGAGGAATACATTGGGTACCTCCGAGGGAATATTGCAAAGTATCTACACCGATGGCGATATAAGAATGGTGTTGAGGACTTGAAGAAAGCCGAGTGGTATGGTAGCCGACTTATCAAACTTCAAGAGAAACTGTGATGACCCTATTTGAAGGCATCATCCTTACAAATCTGGTAATCTCCCTGTTTTTAGCACATAAGTCTGGAAAACAACAGGCTGACATTGAGACGCTATACGAAGGTCTAGCGATGACAATGGAACAGTTGGGTATGGCTACAACAGAAGACGAATAGAATCAATAAAGCCCCACGTAGGAATTAACCTATGTGGGGCTTATTTGTATTTAAAAGGTAGTTTGTCACTAGGATTTACGTTTAAATAACTTCAAGAAACTTCTGCTTATCTCACTTGGACTTGGGGCTAACCAACCAAGTATAAGCAACAACAACATCAAAGGATCAACCTCAGTGGTGTTGTTCGTGCTGGTATCTTGTACGACCTGCTCCACAGGGGCCTCTACACGTAATTGTGGTCGTGTGTTACTAACGACACCAACAGTCTGGTTGTTCTCTTTACCTACTTGAGTGTTGGCAGCTACATTAGTACCCCCCGATAGAAATGAGAGGGGGTTCAGTTGACTACAACTACTTAATAGAAGTGTTGCTAATAGTAGTGCTTGTACTTTTACCATTGACGTATATCCCAAAAAAGCCAGCCCCTGCCCCCACGATAACCGACACAAACCCTGCTTGAGCATTGGTGGGGTCTTCTAGGGCCATAAACCATGTTGTCGTCTGATAGAAGGCGTATCCATAAAGACTTATAATCAATCTAGGCCATATCCGCCATTTGTCAAGCCACTCAGGTGTTATCATCGTTGCCTCAGCATTTCTTCCAGATGTTTGATGGTAGCGTTAGCTTCCGCTAGTGCAGCCTTCATATCTGACATCTCTAACAGCAGTTGTTCTTTGTCTGAGATTACCTTGTCTAGCTTTTCAGACAGGCGGTCAACTTGTTCCCGTAAGGTGTCGTTAAACTGTGCTGTCTTAGCATCATCCTTTAGGGACTTCTCGTGTGATTGTTTAGCCCTGAGGGATAGGAAACCCCACAAGCCAGCGGACCCTAGTGCAGCCAATATGATTGGTAGCAGCTGATCTGTGTTCATCCCTCAAACCTTCTCTTCTCTAGGATTTGTCTGTTAGTTAAGTCTGCTAAGTAAACTGCGTGTAGTGTCATCCAGATCAATGCTGCTGCATGGAACCAGTCAGACATACTGTGGCTGCTACCTATCGTCCTAGTCCTCATCCCACTCTCAGCCATAGTCATATAGACAAACTCTGTGGTGTGGGGTTCGTGCATAAGAAACACAAACATGATATAAGAAGATACAACGACATCAAGCAGCAAGAGGCTGCGCAACAGTGATGGTGAACACCAGATAGTCACAGGGACTACAAGGGCGCTAATAGTACCCCAAGTTAGTAGTAGCTCGTGGGGGAAGCACTCGTCACACACCCCCATGAACATACCCGCCATAAGCACCCCCCAGAAGGAATACGTGAGCATTTGTGCAGGGCCATTAGCTGAGGCAACTCTCTGGTAAGTTACCCGTAGGCCAGCACTCACGGATACGTCTTTCGTGATAGCTGGAAGTGTGGTGCGTCAGGGAAGCTAGTCCAATCACCGCCCCATTCAAGCTCAACATCAAGCTCCTCAGCAGCCTCTTTCATAGCCTCTTCGATAGGATAAAACAGTTCCCACTCCCATGACACAGGCCAAGGGCATACGTCTACAGCATGACCAGTCAAGTGTCGTGAGTTCATCGTAGTGGACTTACCCGTCTTTACAAGCTCTCGTTGACGGTTGATGTTACGGATACCTTCGATCACCGTAAAGTCCTGAGTGGTCTTGGTGATAGCAAGTTTAACTACAGCTACAAGATCAGGGTGTACTCCTGACAAGTTCTGTAGACTACGTGTTCCTAGTTTATATGACATTGTTTTATCCTTTGTTATGGGGCCACAGGCCAAGTTACCTCAGATGGAAAGGTATCTTGACTTGTGATATCCCGTAGTTCCTGCCGATATGTTGCCCATGCAGCCTGATCGACTGGTGCATCGGCAACTTGTGTCCAATCTGATGCAACAAGCAGGGCGTTGCGTCGCTGTCGTGCTGCATAGATTTCTTCGGTGGTTGCAGTTTCATCAATGACCGAAGATACAGAGTGAACAACCACGCCCTCGTAGGTTGACCCCACGGGGAATGGGTTGTCAGAAGCCAAACCTACGAAAGTGTTTAGGGCTTCCCCAGCCTCGTTGTGTATCGTAAAACGACTGTTACTAGACATGTTACACTCTCCCTATGTAAAGAACGCCAGAGCCGCCGCTGCCGACAGATGCGCTGCGACCACCATCAGAGTGTGCAGCACCGCTGCCGCCCCCATAACCTGCATTTCCAGAAGTGCCATCGTCGTCCGTTGTCCCTGCCGTTGCGCCGCCAGAACCTGCGAACTCACCAGAGTCAGCGGAGGTGGCATCGCCTGTGCCAGAATACGCCCCGTTGCTTGGTTCAAATGGAACACTGTCTCGTAGGGTCACAAACAATGATTGTGTTGGAGCAAGCGACAAGAAACCGTCTGCGTCCAAGTAACCAGTGTAAAGTCTTGCCGCAGTAGAGTTGTCATTTGGGCTACCAAACGGGCCACCACCTGCTGTCGCATTCTTAGCGCCCGTTCCTGTTCCCGTAATGTTGCCCCCATTGTTGCTAGAGCTTTCTTGGAAGACGTTTACGCCTCCTCCGCCAGTAGACTGCCTGTAATCATCAGATGTAAAGCCACCAGCACCGCCAGTTGACGTTCTTGTGTTTGTAAAGATCGAGGTGTTGTTGATCGTACCAGTGCCGCCGACACCACCAGCACCCCCGTCGGCCCAAGTTCGGCCTTTTCCTCCACCTGTGCATGTAATTGCAGTGGACCCACCTATCGTAAGAACAGACGAACTTCCATCAAAGCCATCAACTTCCGAAGAGCCGCTGTGGGCAGCGCCACCAGACCCAGCGGCAAAAGAGATTGCCGTAGACCCGTTCCACTCGTAGAATGCGGCAGCAAAGCCACCCGCACCCCCACCAGTTTGTGATCTTGTTGTTGTGTTGCCTCTAGCACCAGAACCACCACCACCGCACATGATGAAGACAAACAGGCCAGCTCCCCCCAACCTATTCATAGCGGCGGTCACGGAACCAGTTGATGTGATGCGCTCGTAGTAACCACTACGCCCGTCGAATATCCGATTGTCAAGGTTTCGGATTTCACCGTTGACCGTCAGCAGAGAACCATCCCAGCGCAAATACTCGTTCTTGTCGCCAACGAACATAGTGGCATCAGCTTGAATACGAGCGCCCTTTTGACTTCCCGTGGGAACAGTGGTTGCTGTAAGGTTGCCGACAGTGACGTTCTTACCTGTAATTGCGTCAGCATCAATAGCCGCAGCAGTTACCGTACCAGAGACGAGAAGGTTACCGTCAATGACTTCATCCTGTTCAATCCAGACTGGTGTACCTGCATCATACAACCAGACGCCCTGAGACGTAGGGTTTGCCGCAGTTCCCGTGTAGAACCATGCTTGGTCTCTATCAACGGGAGCGCCAATGGCGTTTGTGAAGGCGGTGTTAGCAGCAGAGCTACTTGAAGGTAAGGAAGTTACACCAATGCTCCAGCGACCCGCAGCCCTACTAAGGGAACGAGAGAAATCACATACGAAATCTGAACCACCGTTAGAGGTGGGGATGCTTGTGGTTACGCCGTTCCCTTCCACGAAATCAAGGGACATATCGTAGTAATACTGACCAGAGACACCGTTGTTAGTGTAGTTTGATCGGCGTGTAATCGACGTAATCTTGAACGCAGCTTTTGCACCTGTCACAGATTCTGTGATGGTTACAAAGTCATCTTCCTGTATCTGCGCTAATGACTTGTCTTTGATAGAAGCTGAATTACTATAACCTGCTTTCAGCTTACGTGCGGTTTGCAGATTACCACTAGAACTATCGCCAGAAGTGCTAGAACTAAGGGCATACTCGCCGTCAGAGTTAACAGCCGTTGTTGTGTAGTTTTGTCGATCTACATAAGCAGGTAAGACCCCGCCTGTAGCTGGTGAACCGTTAGTACCATCAGCACCGTCAGTGCCGTTAGTGCCGTTAGTGCCATCAGTACCGTCAGTACCATCAGTGCCGTCAGTACCATCAGTGCCGTCAGTCCTCTTAGCGTAAACTACAGCGGAACCGTAAGAAACGGAAGCTGATGTTTGTGTAGCTGCACCAGAAGCAACGCCAGACTGGCGATAGATGGTGTCACCGTTGGAGGCTAGGGATGGAGGGTCAGTGGACCAACCAGAGGGCGGTGTTAATGTTTGAGTTACAAAGTTGTAGCTTCCCCCTGTACCCCCAGAGCTACTGTTTAAGCGATAGATTGACACCTCAGCAATAGCAGCACCTTCAACTTGCCAAGGTGTTCCCCAAGTAAAATTGGTTGCTCCAACAAGTTTAGTACCGTTAGAAGCCCAAATTAGCTCCGCCCCTGATGGTGGACTATCATACCAACCAGAGGGAATACCAGAAGAGGGACTGGGTGTGGACGGTTCAGTAGCCGACCTCCGAAAGATGATATTTGTTGAAGCGCCTGTTTGACCATCTTCGCCTACATACTCAACAAAAGTCTGTCCCGACACAGGGAGGGAGGGTGTCGTTGTGCTTTCAAAGAAGGTAACAAAAGTCTTTCCCGATGGGTCAAACGATTGGTTACTGCCAGCGGCGTCATCTGCATAAATAGGGAAGACAGAGTTACCGTCAGCCCCAGCCCCACCGATGAATTTAACGAAGTTTCCAGACACGGGTAGGCTGGGAGCAGTGCCAGTGTACTCATAGTACAGGACATATTCTAGACTACCTGCTGTCAGGCTCTGGTTAGTCCCAACAGCATCGTCTGCATAGACGACAAGCACAGATGCACCATCTGCACCATTCTCAAGCGCAGGGTTAGTCGTAGCACTACCGTTGGCGGAGTATGCACTAGAGTTTCCTGTGAAGTCTAACGCTTTGACCCTGTAGTAATAGGTAGTGCTGTTATTTAGTCCAATGTCACTAAAGGTAGTCCCCGCTACAACACCAACAAGGGTCGTCGGATTAGAGGATGTACCACGATAGACTTCATACTGAAACAAATCTTTGATTGCACTGTTGTCGGTGTTCTGTGTAGGGGCTGTCCACTCAACTGTAGTAGCTGCGTAACCACCACTTACGCTAACCGACGTAGGTGCTTTAGGAATTGTTGTGTCGTTACCTGTGCTAACTGAGGAAGCACCAGAGACATAAATGGACTTGATACCAAGGGTATTGACAGCCCTGACACGGTAGTTATAAGCCGCTCCACTCAAGGCGGGAGCAAGCCTAAACCTTGGTTCCTCTACAACAGTAGAACTGTAGTTTGTGGCACCTATCAGCTTCCACTGAAAATCGTAGTAGTCTACAACCTGACTGTTGGACACTCCCCAAGAGAAATCAATGGCTGGAACGGCTGTCCCATCCTCGTTAATAGTTGTTGTAACTACAGGGGCGTCAAGACTTGGGGCAGGTACAAAGAAAGGTGACGGCAGGTTTGTGTTGTCGGCTTCGTAAGCTGCGGCATCATCAACCTCGTCAAAGACCGATTCAGCAGTCTCCCGTAGGGTCATCTGCGTCTGTAGGTCAAGTTCGTCAGTAAGTCCGAAGTTCCACGACAAGACTTCAAATGCTTTGTTAGTCCAACCAAAACGAGAGTTAGTGATGTAGACGTTATCACCAACCTGTAGGCCAAGTGTCTTGAGGCCAAAGCTAGCACTAATAGTGAGCTGTTGACGGTTACGCTCTAGTGTAATGCGACCTAACCGACGAGCTTCCTTCATGGTATCTGTGAAGAGCAAATCTACATCCGCAACAGAAGTCAAGCCGTTGTCTACGCCAAGGTTAAGGTCAGCAACACCACTACCAGTACCTGCACCAGTTGCAGTGAAGACTTCCCCAACAGTATTAGAATCTGCGCCAATGGCAGTAAAGTCAGTTGTACCAACCTCTGAAATTGAGTAGGGTAGGCCAGTTACAAAAGAACCTGCACTTGTTTCATTCTTGACCTCTTTGTAGTCAGCTTGCTGCCAGTTAGTATCTGGCCCAGAAAACTTACCTTTGATTACATTGAAGTTATCACGACGAGAGTGTCGTGTGCTAACGCTAATGCTGGAACGAAGATCGTCCTCATCCAAGGACATCACTGGTGTGGTCCAGTAGGCTGGCTTCATCCGCCACTTACCTTGTGCGTACCACAAAGACCCACCCATAGAGGGCAGGATAGACGAGATTAAGTCGTACGGTGTCGCACCTGTAGTGAACGACCCATTTGTTGTATAACGGGTGGTAGAAAAGACTGTTTGGTCACAAACATCCGCCGCAGCTTTAACCAAGTCATCGTCAATGTTATCTGCGACTTCACCAAGACCATAGCCTGTGCTTGTCAGGTAATCCCGTACACACAAGGCAGGGTTATCAGACCAAGCCGTAGTGTCTGTACGTGGGTCATAGACCTTCTTGCCCTTTACCACTGCTGTGAACGCAGGGATACCGTTAGGATATACGTCAGCATCAAAAGCTAGGCGGACATAGATGTAAGCAATACCACTGAGTTTGTGGTTATTTGTCCACAGGCTATCAGATTCACTTACAAGGTCAGCGTTAGCCGCTTGAGTGGGCGTCCCATAAGCAACTTGGATACGCAGTTTGTTGTTGTAACGGCCAGAGGTAGTGCCATCTGGGTCAACTACACTTGGTACGTTTCCTGAGCTATCAAGGTCACCGAAGTCAATGTAAGCATCGTCAATGTAGATACGATCAAAGGATTCAACCTCGTGACCAGCTACAGCAATAACACGATGAAGGAACTTGTTGTCTGTTCCTGTCGCCTCGTTATAGACAACTACGCCACCAACTTTAGTTTCACCATAGATGATTGTGTGGTCTAGTCCAGCGCCCAGTACATTGGTCTCGTAACCACGTTGGGCAGCGGCAGCAGGTTTAGGGGCCAATGCTCCCAGAAGGGCGCTGGTTGCAACAGAGATAAGGAATTGACCAGTATATGTTGCCGCAAAGGTGGTAAAGGCTGTACCGACTGCCGCCGCTGTTGAAGCACTTGCTACCGCAGATATAAAAGTAAAGACAGCCATTATAATACCTTCTCGTATTTTGTTTCAATCTTAGAGTAACCCAACCTAATCATAAGGGGGTCTATCGGGTTCATCTCAGTTGTTGTAACGTGTAAGCTCTTGAGGCCATCTTTACGAACACAGTCTTCGGCAAACTTAAACAGCTTGTAACCCGTCAAACCAGACCTGTAGTCTTTGTCCAAGAAGATAACATCTGCCACCGCAAGTGTAGAACCTTTTGAGTGCAAGTCAGGTGTCGTAACGACAACAAAGTAGCCAACCAGCTTTAGGCCATCTCTGCAAGTAAAGATCATAAGAGAACCCTGCTCCTCTAGGATAGTATAAATATCCCAATCTGGATCAAGGCTCCGCAGTTCTTTGTTGTGTTCAATCTCTTCGTAGTCTTTTTTGAGAAGGTCACCAACGTCTTTTTTAAAGGTGTCTAGGAACTCTTGCTGATACTTAAGCATCTTCACTACGACCCCAAGGGACTTTTCTGGTTTGTAAGTCTTCTACAAAGTTAAGACCCTCATCATCAGGGTAAACAGACTGTTGGTAAAACTTTGTGTAACGAGAAACCCTAGCCCGTTCAAGGTCAACCAATCGGTTCTCAACCTTAAGCTCAATAGTGGAAGTCTCCCCACCATCGTCAATGTTCATCTGGTCCATGTAACCTGAGAATAGCTGGTTGAAGCCCTTTTTATTAGCCTCTAGGTTAATACGGCTACCATCCTGCAAGAGGATATAGTTACCAGTTTCCTTAAGCAACGACCCATGAGAGAATGTACCAAAGTAGATGTTGCACACACGGCCCTGATAAGGCTCACTGAGAGCCAAGGAGAGGATTTCCGAGGGGACACCACTCAACGTGAGGGTAGCCCCCTTAACGGCCATCTCAGCGGTCTCTTCAATAGAAGAAATATCCAGTAGGTTCCCAGTACCAACCCACTGAGTTCCGTCATCAAGTACAAGTGTCCCGTGACCTGTCCACATGCGTAGAATTTCATTACCATCAAACTTTAGTTCTACGGCAAAGAATGGATGTACAACATCTTGGGAGATTGCTTTTATTGTATCTGGCTCAAGGTCACGGGACATACTTATTATTCCTCGTCAGGGTTAAGGCTTGCTTTCAGCATATTTACAAAAGCATCTTTACCAACGCTCAGTTGATCCAAGTTGAACTGGGCTGAGTTGATCTTTTGCTGCAAAGAGTTGATGTGGTTAATCATCACCTTCTGCTGATCTGTCAGTTGGTCTTCTGTGTAGTCCACATCGTCAATCTTAATAACGGTCTTTTTATCTTCAACAGTCATGTCGATCTCCTTTCTAGAGAGTTACGCCCAAGGGGTTCCTGTGGCGGTAGTTGGGTTAGCCATCGCATCAATCTTGTCAGCGATAGCGGCTTCGGTGGCGTCTTGGTCAACAGCAGCATGAACCCAGCCCAAGACTGTCGCTTCGGTCAGGTCAGCATAAGGCACAAAGCCCGCAGCCGTTGGGTCAGGCGTGTGTGATGTTGTCCCGTAAGAAGACGCAGAGTTATCCCCGTCAACGCCTGTGCAACGCCAGTGGCAAACAACCACTCCGTCGTCGGCTGTGTTGCGTTCCATGTTGGCGATTTGCCATGTGTAAGTTGTCATAGTGTTTATCCTTTAGATTGCGGCAATGATAAATGAGAGCAGCTCAGGGTAACGCACACCAAGGCGGGTGCGCTCTGTGGCACCCTCTGGAGCCTCTTCCTGTGTCTCGTATGTGTCTGTGCGAGTGTAGGCCTCCTTGGCTTCTACAGCCTCAGTGACCACGTTGCCTTCATCGTCAAGCACCTCAGCTACAGCTTCAACAGCAGGAACCTCAGTTTGTGTTTCCCACCAAGTGCTGGAGATAAACATGGCGTAGCGGCCAGCGTCCAAGCCCTCAGCAGTGAAGGCGTCCTGTAAGTCCTGTGCGATGATACCGAAGTGGATACGGGCATCGTCACCCTTTTCAGCTACAGCATCAACCCAACGGAACTTGCGGAGTAGACCTTTGCAAGCCTGTGCCACACGAGTTTCAGCATCGGAGAGAGCTTCGATGTCCTGTTTCTCGTTGCGGTCAGAAGTTTGAATAGTGCCGTTGGTGGCGTAGATGTCATCGAAGCGGTAGTTTGCGTTGCCAAGAGAGATTGAATTATCGTTGTAACCAGAAGTGTTGGTGTTGTATGGCAAAATGTAGCTGCTTGCATCGTAAAACGCCAACGCAGTATCGCCTGTTCCTATGTAAACATCACCGCTTTTAGCCCCAATGCTACCCACAGTGGTGCCGTTTTTGCGTAATGAAACAAGGACGCCATCTGAGGTCAAGCGATTAACCAACAATGGCGCACGACCGTCAGAAGTAATGTATGCTTCCCCACGCTCACGAAGAACGATAGCTTCATTGGTATAACCCACTGTCGTCGTCCCCAGCAGCATGTTACCGCTGCTGTCGATGCGCATGGCAAGAGAGTTATTAGGCTGAAAGTCGATGACGCCATTGGTCCCAGCCGAAGTGAAAATGTTGAGGTCTGGACCGCCATCTGTGAACCACTGGATGCCCGCACCTGATACGCCATCATGCATAAACTCAACCATGCTCTCGCCAGACGCAGCGGAGTCAAGCTGGAGGGTGGCATCTGCGTCCCCTGTGCCAGAAGTCTTTACTAGAACTGTGGCGTCACCTGTGCTGTGAACCTCAAGCTCTTCTGTTGGGCTGTTTGTGCCAATACCGACCCGTCCGCTGCTGTCGATGCGCATGGCTTCTAGGGTAGAGCTTGAGTTGAATATTAAAGGCGCACCACTGCTAGAGTTACTAGCGTTTATGCTTAAATCGAAAGGACTATCAAAGTTTTTCTTGATAGCTGCATACCGTGCTGAGGCAGTCGTGACCCCATTGAAATACAAGCTAGAATAACCCGATGTTGCTTTCAAGTGTGCATCACCAGCAACCGTAATTTCCGCATCTGGCGAACTCGTGCCAATCCCAACATTACCGCTGCTGTCGATGCGCATGGCTTCTGCGCCGCTTGTGCTGAACACCAAGTTTCCAGCCTCGTAGTTTACCAGTGTTGCATCTGCCCCAACGGTAAACATCATAAAGCCATCAGTAGAACCTGTCCCACTTGTGCTGTTTTGTAAATTAAATGTCGGTGCAGTTGCATCATAGATGGACAACTTGCGACTAGGCGAATTCGTACCAATCCCAACGTTATTACCCTGACGATTTAGTAGAAGTGGGCGATTGTAAGACTGGATTTCATTGTAAGTGCCACTGTCGATAGATAAAGGATTGCTACCATCAGATACATCTAGTTTACCGATTGGCGAACTCGTGCCAATCCCAACATTACCGCTGCTGTCTTGCACAAATGCGCTTGGGGAGGTGCTAGGGCCAATATTCAAAGCCCCTCCTGCTGATTTCCATATGCGATGTGAAATTGCGTTTGAGCTAGTTATAGCTAGGCCGTCCGCTGCACCATCGCCCGTCTGCCGAATGATTACCGTGCCAGATGTCGCCACAGATGATGCAGAGCCTAGAACCTCTAGTTTCCCCGCAGGCGAACTCGTGCCAATCCCCAAGCTCTCAGCACTCGAATCCCAGAAGAAACTTTGGCTGCTGCCCTGTGAATCGTAGAAGCTGATGTCGCCGTTATTGGCTACTTTCAGTGCTGTCTGTAATGTTCCAGCGGTTGTTGGCACAACTTGAATGTTGATGCTGCTTGATCCACCTACAGCGGTTTCTTGGGCAATACCAAGGCGACCACGAACCCCATTACCTACACCAGAACCATCTGAGGAGAAAAAGTCAAGAGCGGCATGGACATCACCTGCAACCCAAGAGCCACCAGAACTGACGTCTTTTATTTGCAAAGTGACGGGGGTGCCTGACCCACTTGCCATCCCAGAATTACCTTGGAACAAACCATCCCCGTCCACAGTCAGCCCATCGCTGGTCAAAGTCCCTAGGATGTCTACACCTGTGCTGGTGGTGGATAGTTTTTGAGCGCCGTCGTGGTAGAGGGTCACTTCGCCGTTTTGAACAAAGTTTGCACTGAGTTCGTTTCCAGCCGCATTATATACACGAAATACGTTCGCTATCACAGAAAGGTTGCCAGTACCTGCATCTTTAATATAACTATTAGACCCATTATGGTAAATCTGTAGGTCAGACCCTGCACCGAAGATGGCCTTGTCGTTGTCACCGAAGGACAAATCACCAGTCATAGTGTCGCCAGTGATACGAACAAACCCTGTGCCTGTGTCAAAGGCTTCCTTTAGTTCCCCAAAGGTAATAGCCTTCGTTTGGTCAGCAGAGGAGTCAACAACAACAAACTCGTCGGCATTTGCCAGATTAGCCCCTGTGATATTAGTAAGCTCTGATATTTTTTGGTCAGCCATAGTATTTCTAATCCTTACGTGAGGGCTTCAACAGCTTCAAAAGAGATGCCGTAGGTTGATGCATTGTTGATTGACCACGAGGTCACGTTGTTAGCTAGACGAAAGACACCTTTAGGGTTGTTAAAGGTAACACTAGCGTTTGTATAAGTAGCCCGTAGTGCGGGCCAAATCTCTAAGCTGCCATCCCCAGACTGATCTAGCAAGACCTGATGCAAACAAGAGTTGCCACCTGTACCTAACTGAATGTAGTCACCAGCCTTAAGAGTACCAGTCATAACGACAGTAGGGGTCTCATCACCAGCCGTACCTGAGAGTGTGCAGGAGCTTACAGTACCCTGTGGCGTAGCATAGTCAGGGTCTCCCAGTAGGAATGTACCTGTTGGACCCTTGAGGGCAACTAACATTGACTTCCACTGGGCGGCTTTATCACGATGGACAGCAGGGATATTGACCGAAGCCTCCCACTTCTGTCCACCGTGACTGATGACCTGTTGCTTGTAGGTAAAGGGAGACTGAGAGGTAGCTACAGCATTAACCGCACGTAACTCAATACTCTCAATCCCGATAGATGTTGGTGTAGATAATGGGTAACTAATAGCCATTGTTTATCTTTCCTTTACCAAAGATGTTTAGCATCATCCGAAGGTCGCTTTCATTTGTCCACCACGACGACGATCATCCATGATAGACTTCTTAGTCATGTTAGCAATCTGTGGTGCAGCCTGTGCAATGATCTTCTTCACACTGTCGTCACCGTTAGCTGAGAAGTTGAAGTTCTGGACGACAGTAGTGTTACCGCCACCGCCTTCCATCTGTACACCCAACTTACCATTAGCACCACGCTTAAGTGGCATGATAGCTTCTGGACCAGCTTCGCCCATGAGGCCAGTCTTACCGCCAGACATAGGGAAGTATGTAGGTCCACCGACTACACCACCGTTAGCGTAGGCTTGGATACTTCCGTTAGAGAAGGCGTTACCATTGGCGTTTGGCACTGGTGTAGGGCTAAGGAAACCTTTGATTGACTGTACCATCCGTTCAACGACAAGAACTCTGTAAAGCTCTTTAATGATGTCACTTGCCATAGACTTGAAGGCATCTTTGACGGTCATAGTGCCATCGACAATACTCATAAGGGCATCGCCCATTGAATTAGCTATAAAGTCTGCTAGGTCTTCTTGTTGGCGTGTGGCTTCCTCTAAGGCTTCCTTACGTTTAGCCTCAGCTTCTGTGAGGATGTTTGTCATAGTGATCTGTGTCTCAAGCGCAGATACAACAGCAGGAGAATACTTCGACTGATAGTCAACACCAAGGGCATTGATTAAGTCCTTCTGCTCTTCTGTCTTACCAATGAGGGCTTGCTGTAGGTCTAACTGCTTCTGGAAGGCTACGATTGGGTCCTCAGTTTTAGAACCGGCCTTTTTAGGGGTAAGTTCGTCAATTAGCTGGTCGATACCCTTGTACCCAAGCCTTGCTGTGTAATCCTCTTGCCCCGTGTACTCAACCCCTGAGCCACGACCCCCATAGGTTTTAGTGCTTTGCAGGTTGATAATATTCTGCGCTGCCAAGAGGGAAACCCCTAGATTTGCAGCAAGACTAGCAGCAGCTTTCGCAGCAGCACTTACCCCAGAAGTAATGTCTACCCCAGCTAACTTTAGCGCATTAACAGCAGCGTCACCAAGTTCCGCACGGATAGCTTTTTCTTGTTCGTGAACCTTAATGGCGTCATCTAAGATTTGCTGAGTAGTCTTTTTTAGTTGTGTTTTTTCCCAGTTGTGGTTTTTTGCGTACTTAGAGACTTGTGCTGCTAGGGCGTTTATCTCAGCCTGTCTGTCACGTTCTTCACGCTGTAAGGTTTGTCTAACTTGGGATAGCTGATTAACAACCGAAGCATCTCTCGCACGTTGTTTTTCTTGTCGTGATAACTCTTGTGCCACAGCAAGTTCAATTGTGGCCAGCCTGACAGCTTCCTTTGCGTCATCAACTTTGTCTTCTTCACTCTTTCCAATACCAAATGTGCTTAAACTAATTCCACCTGCGGCACCTTGGCCCAGCAGAGCAGCAGCAGAAGTCACTTCAACAAGGGTTTGCTCTGCTTCTTTTAGTTTAACTTTAGCTGCATCCACAGATGTACTAAGGGTCAACTCAAAAGCGTTCTTAAACCCAGACTGTAACAACTTAAGGTCGTCTGCCATACCTTGAACTTCCGACCGAGCAGAGCTTAGGGAAGACTCAAATGTTTTTGCCCCCTCTTCGGCCTCTTTAGCTGCATCTCTAGTCCGCATGAAGGCAGCGCCAAGGCCCGTGAGAATAGGGATAATCACACCAAGGGCAGAGAACGCCATGATACCCTTAGTGGTCTTGGAAAGCATGGCAAACGTACCAACAAGCTGTGTAGCCTGTTGACCTGCGGCGACCATGACGTTAGTACCAGACTGAACCTGTACCGCAAAGTCACCAAACTGATAACCAGCCTGTTGTGCTAAAACACCTGTACGGTTCATGCCTTTGTTAAGAGCCTGACCCGCAACTTGGCCGTTTTTTAGGGCAGTACGATACTTACGTAGGCTTGCCGCAGCTTCGTCCCTTGTGATAACTTCGGCCTTGAGTGCAGCCCGAATCTCAGCGTGAGCTTTCTTCATGCGCTGTTGCGCAGCGAACACGGGGTCTATAGACGCCTTTAGTCTGTCATATGAAGCAGAAACTTTTGCTACTTCT